ATGGCTCACATACAGAACAACATAGAAGGTTCTGCTCCAGAAGTTTCAGTAGCTTCTTAGTATAAAAGCTACATCGTTGGAAAAATTCCACTCCACACTACAGGCTCTCTTGCACTCTACTAAAAACTAGTATATACTTTTGTCACTATACATAAATTGAATATCGACGCGTATAGTCGACGGCCTAGAGACGATATTCAAATAACTAGGAGGATAATAACATGGCAAACACTACGTTTTCAGGACCGGTCATTTCTAAAAATGGCTTTGTAAATACAGGTCCTGGTATGACTGTTAGCTTAACAGCTGACACAACTTTAACTGTAGCCGCTCACGCTGGCAAAATTTTACTTACAAATGATGCAGATGGTAAATTTACTTTACCTTCAATCAATGTAAATTCAAATGGAGCAACAGCTGGTGATACAGATTTTAATAACTTAAATAACATTGGTGCAACTTTTCATTTTTATGTGGAAACTGCTGCAACTGATATGGATATCAAAACAGATGGTACTGACAGATTTAAAGGTGGTATCATGATAGCTGTAGATGATGGTTCTAAAAAAGCTTTCATTCCAGGTGCAACAAATGATGTTATAACTATGAACGGTTCTACAAAAGGTGGTATCGTTGGTAGCGTAGTATCTTTCACAGCGATTGATACTGCTACATACTTAGTCCACAATTCTTTATTGCTTGGATCAGGTACGATAGTAACACCATACGCGGATAGTTAATAAATAATTAGTGTGGGGCTTCGGCCCCACATATTAATTTTAAGGAGAAAAAAATTATGGCAACATCAGACCAACAGTTTTCTACAAGAACTTCTGACGGTAGATTTGGTAGAGCAACAAATGCTTCAGGTTCATTTATTGGACCAGCTAGAATAACTTATATTCAAGTTGAAGGAGTGGCTAATAGTAATATCAAACTATATGATGGAACAGATGCAACAGGTGCTTTAGTATTCGAAGGTAATTGCGGAACTGAAGGACTAGACATTTATGTTCCAGGAAGCGGTATCAGATGTAGAACTGGAATATATTTAGATTTAACTAATACTACTTCAGTTACTATCGGATACACTGGCTAGGAGGCTAAATGGCTAACACTACCTCTGGAACTACAACGTTCGACAAAACATTTTCTATTGACGAGATAATAGAAGATGCTTTTGAACGTATTGGCCTACAAGCCGTTTCAGGAAATCAATTAAGATCAGCAAGAAGATCTCTTAATATTCTATTTCAAGAATGGGGTAATAGAGGTATTCATTATTGGGAAATAGGTGAACTTGATCTTGATTTAATTCAAGGACAAGCAGAATATAAATTTTATAGATCAAGTGGAGATGGCACAAGTGCTACTTCAAACCCAAATGGAATCTATGGAATATCCGATGTCCTTGAAGCACAATTAAGAAACAACAGAACTCAAACTACTCAATCAGATAGTCCTATGACTAAGGTTGATAGATCAACTTATGCAGGTTTTTCAAATAAACTTTCACAAGGGACACCTAATCAATATTGGGTTCAAAGATTTATTGATTACACTAGTATTAGTATTTACCCTACACCTGATTCAACTAATGCATCTAAAGATATGCATTTCTATTACATAAAAAGAATTCAAGATGTTGGAGATTATACAAATGCAACAGATATTCCATTTAGATTTGTTCCTTGTATGACTTCAGGTCTAGCTTTTTATCTTGCACAAAAATATCAACCACAATTAGTTCAACAAATGAAATTATACTACGAAGATGAATTAGCAAGAGCACTTGCAGAAGATGGTTCAGCTTCTAGCACATTTATTACACCAAAAGCTTATTACCCAGGAACTTAATGTCTAAGTACGCAACAGGAAAACATTCAAAAGCTATTTCAGATAGATCGGGATTAGAATTTCCATATAGAGAAATGGTTAGAGAATGGAATGGTTCATTTGTGCATTACACAGAATATGAACCTAAACAACCACAACTTGAACCAAAACCTGTAGGAGGAGATGGTATTGCATTATTACAGGTAAGACCAGATAGAACAGAACCTATTACAACTGTAATGATAGAAGAGAATGGTTTTGAGACATATGCTGCAGGATCTGGTATTATAAATGTTTTTTCTCCTGGACACGGTTTAACAAATGGAACGACTTATTTATTTAGAGGTCCACCAACAATTTCACCTGGTACAGGCACAGAATCTAATCCTGTTTTTGCTTATGCAACTATTCCTAACTTTGATGGAATAACTGGTGCACAAATAGGACAAGGATCAGGTTATGCTATTACAACAGGAAAGTATAAAAATGATCTAAGAGATACAACAGACTATTCAGTAACTAATTTTTTCTATTTTACAGTTAACTCGGATACTGCTACAACAGGTAATATAAAAGGAGGAGGCTACGGTTGTTCCGTTGGGCCTATAACAATAAGCGCATGATAAATAAAATTTGGAATTGGATAAAAAATATTTTTAAACCTGAAAAGCAAGATCCTCATCTTGAGATGTATGAAGAAACTGCAAAACAAAAAAAGATACGTTTAAAACATAAAGGGGATATTAAGTAATGGCTGGATTTACATACGCAACATTAACTACAGCGATTCAAAACTACACTGAAACAGATACAAATGTTTTAACTTCTACTATTACTGATCAGTTTATTGAAAACTCTGAGCTTAGAATTTTAAGAGATGTACCGATTGATGCATACAAAAAACAATCTATTGGTAATTTAGTTACCGGACAAAACACAATTAACGTACCTGCTCAAACTTTATTTGTAAAAGGTGTACAAGTTTATGATTCAACTTCAGCTTCTACAGGTGCAAATACTTGGTTAGAGAAAAAAGACGAAACATATTTACAAGAATTTGAACCATCAACAGAGTCTGATGCCAGAGCAAAACCAAAATACTATGCTATGTTTGGTGGAGCAACAGGTGTATCAGATACTACTTCAGGAAGACTATTTTTAGCTCCTGCGCCAAACAACACTTATGTATTTAAAATACATTATGAAGCTATTCCAACTGGATTATCTGGTTCAAATACTACAACTTATGTAAGTCAATATTTTGGAAATGGATTATTATATGCTTGTCTAGTAGAGGCATTTTCTTATCTAAAAGGTCCACAAGATATGTTGACATTATATGAAAATAAATATAAACAAGAGGTACAGAAGTTTGCTGCAGAGCAACTTGGTAGACGTAAAAGAGACGATTATACAGACGGTACAGTTCGTATTAAAGTTCCTTCACCGACACCTTAATAGGAGATAAATTATGGCAATAACATCGGCAATATGTTCAAGTTTTAAACAAGAACTTTTAGAGGGAAAGCATGACTTTCAAACATCAGGTTCTGGTGGTCATACTTTTAAAATAGCATTATTTACAAGTTCAGCATCTTTAGGTGCAGCAACAACTGATTATTCATCTTCAAACGAAATTTCAAATACGTCTGGATCAGCATACTCTGCTGGTGGTAAAGCATTAACAAACACAGGAGTTGGTTTAACTTCAACAACTGCGTTTACAGATTTTTCTGATATCTCATGGACATCAGCTTCATTCACTGCAAATGGTGCAATGATTTATAATACAACAACTGACGGTGGTTCAGGTACAACTGATGCTGTTTGTATTATCGCTTTTGGTTCTGATAAAACTGCAACTAACGGAACTTTTGAAATACAGTTTCCTGCAAACGATTCATCAAACGCAATCATAAGATTAGCATAGGAGGGTCACCGTGCCCGACGTTTCTTCTGGATGGGGCCGATTAACCTGGGGACAGGCTAATTGGAACGAAGCTACAACTTTAAAACAAGGTTGGGGAGCAAAGTCTTGGGGTGAAGATGAATGGGGTCAACTTTCAGATTCAGTTGTCCAACCAACAGGTTTATCTATTACATCAAGTATTGGTTCAGTCACTAACGCAGTTAGTGTAACTGTAACTCCAACAGGTATTTCATCTACTTCAACACTAGGAACAATTGCAAATGTTGTAAGCGTAACTGTTGAACCGAATGGTTTAGCAATTAATGATATACAAGGTTATGCAGAAGTAAGCATTGATGTTGCACCAACTATTACAGGTTTATCAACTACAGCAGCCATTGGTGTTATAGATCCAAAAGATCAAGTCGTTGGTCCAACTTCACTCACAGTTACATCACAACAAGGAACTGCAGTTGCACCTAACGAAGATGTTTCTCTTACAGGTTTATCTATTACATCTACACTTGGAACACCTACAGCTGTTAACGCTGTAATAATTACACCTTCTGGATT